CCCATTCCAATCCCGGAACGCAGCTATGCGCGCTCTGCATTGACCGAGAGACGGCTCGCCATCGTGACCGCGATCAGGACCGGCGTTCTGGATGAGGTCTCAAAGTGAGCACGCATACCGAAATTGCCGCTGCCCTTCTGAACGAGTTGAAGAAGGCGGGGCCTTCGAATTGTGGAGGCGACGGGACCTTCGTCACGGTGACGGACGAAGTCCTGGAAATCACGGCCTACAAGCCGGGCGAACAGCCAGTGCTGATCCAGTACGAAATGGATGCCACCTATTCGGCCTCTCAAATCGCGATGCAGCGCGCCACCGAATTCTGGCTTGTCATCGGAGCCCTGGGCGTGAAGGGCAAGACCGGCGCCCGCATCCTCAATCCCCTGATCGATCGCATCGAGCAGATGTTCCCGCTCGATTCCGATCACTGGAACGATCTGGGCGGCGTCGCGTCATGCCGGATTCTGCAGGTCCGCAAGGACTTCGGTGATCATTCCAGCGGCCAACATCAGCACATGGCGATGATCCAGCTTCAGGTCACCTCGCTCGCCTTCTGAAGGAGCCTTCCATCATGACGAAAGACGACAAGCCGCTGGCAGATGTGCCGGCGGCCGAACCCGTTCACGCAATCGGGAAACCCGAACCTCGCTTCGATGCGCTGATCGAGCGGTGGTTTCAGGACCATTTCCCCAACAGTCCGGTCGCGCGGGACACCGCCGCCTGGAATCACGCCATGGCCGCCAAAGATGACCTGAAGCGGCGTCTTCAAAAGGAGAATTGAACAATGGCCAGCACACGTTTGGCAGCATTCGGGCCGGGCGCGATCTTCCTGAAGCGCACGGATATTTCGAACGCCACCCCGATCAATATCGGCAAGGCACAAGCCTTCTCGTTCGATATCGCGGCGGACTCCAAGGAACTCTATGGGCAGGACGACTTCGCGCTCGTCACCGCGATCTCAACCCGCAAGCTCACAGGCAAAATGTCGGCCGCTCTGATCTCTGGTGCTGCCCTCAATACGGCCTTCTATGGTGGTACGTTGGCGGCGGGCACCACCAAGATCGCCATCGATGAGGCGGGCACCATTCCGTCTGCCTCGACCTTCACCGTCACGGTCGCGAATTCGACCGACTTCGTTGACGACGAGGGCGTTCGTTTTGCCGACAGCGATGTGCCGCTGACAGTGGTGGCGACAGCGCCGACGACGGGCCAGTACAGTGTGGCGGCTGGTGTCTATACCTTCGCGTCTGCCGATGGCGGCAAGAAGGTCAAGATCAGCTATCGCTATAGCGATGACACCAATGGCCAGAGCCAGACGGTCTCGGCCCGTCCGATCGGTACCACCCCGTTCTTCCGGGTGAGCTACCAGATCATCACCAACGGCGTTCCGTTCTATGTCGGCTTCAAGCGGGCGATCTCCACCAAGCTCTCGCTCGCGTTCAAACTGACCGACTTTGCACTCCCCGAGATCGACTTCTCCGCCATGCAGGACGATGCGGGCGATGTGGTCGAATTCGGCTACGGGAATGTGGGGTAAGACGTGGAACCTGAAACGATCACTCTGGGCGGCCAGACCTTTACGGTTCGGCCGCTCACAATCGGGGATGTTGAGGATATCAGCGCGTTGAATGCTGGTATTCTTGAGGACGCAGCCACGCCGCAACAGGTCACCGCGCGCAACTGGCGTGTCCGTCGCGAGGTCATCGCTCGCGCTATTCAATCGGATCATCCCGACATGACGGCCGATAAGATTCGCGATCTCCCCGGAAACGGGAAGGAAATTATCGACGCTCACGAGAAGGTGCTGGAAGTTGCGGGCCTCATTGAACCTGGTGCCAAGCCGGGGGAAGCGAAGGCGGAAACGGCATAGACTTCGATCTGATCTATGGCCGCATCGCGACGGAATGCGGCTATACGTTTCCGCAAATCCGCGCGATGAGCTTTCATCAGGTTGAACGGCTATTCCGATACTGGAAGCGGTTTCCATCGAGGCAGATGATAGGTCCGCACGACACTCCACCAAGCACCTCAGCGCCCCCCGTCTCAGAAGGGAACGCCGGGGTCATTTCCACACCTGAGGAAATGGAAGCCTTCATGAAGCAGACTGGCGGGCGGCTTGACAGGATGATTTAGTTTCAATCCACACTGTCGGCGGCAGTTAGAATGATGACAGGCGCATCAGGACTGGCATCGACCTCACGGATGAGTCTGCCGCCTTGCTCGCTGATTCCGTATTCCATCGGGACACCCCATTTCACATTCGCCCATACAATCCATTTTTTCTCTGGCAAATGTGCGAATGAAAAATTCCCCTGTGCGTCACAGACAGTTTCGTGGATATAGGCGTCGGCCCGCGCGTCTCTGCCATCAATTGGTTCTTTATGGGCGCGTACAGCGGATACCAATTCCAAATTGTAGGGCGTGGCAGGCAATAGCGTCACAGGCTCCCCAGCGCATGTTCGCACCTCGCCGCCGACAGTCTTGAGAAACGCCTGACCGTGAACAATACCGTCGCCTTGTCCAGTCCATGGCGCGAAATCTGCGGCGGCGAACGGCGTCTTCAGCACATATCGTGGCGCACGCATTCCATTTGTGGCGCATCCAGCCAATAGCCCGGAAACGGCCATAACCGCGACTGCGAACTTCAACTTCATAAACCCTCCTTGAACTCGTCCGAAAGGTCGAAATATGCCTTCCTCCGATACAAACGTCGAGGTTCGGATTACCGGCACGGTCGATTCTAGCCTGGGATCGGCCACGACAGCCGCCAAGAATGAGATCAACACCCTTGCCACGCAGTCTCAGACTAGCGCTAAGGACATGGCAGCGGCGCTCAAGGCGGCCGGGAATGATCTTTCCAAGATCACGCCGGATATGCTCGGGCTCGGCGCTGCCACTTCTGGTGTAGCCGCCGCAACCGCCGAGTCCGAAGCCGCCATGAAGGCAGGCAAGGCGGCAATGGACGGCATTACCGTCTCAACCTCCCGTCTCTCCCGCGAAACCGTGGTTCTGACCCGCGAACTGGTAGCGGGGAATTATTCCCGCTTCCCCGGCTCCCTAATCGTGATGGGGGAAGCTTTTGGCGGTCTGTCCCTGTCCATGCTGGCGGCGGCTGGCGCTGCCGCAGCGGTGACGGCGGGGATCGGGTATCTCGTCTATGAGGAATTCGCCGCTCGCAAGACGCTCGATGGGCTTACCGAAGGTTTCGCCCTGACCGGACGGGCCGCACAATTCTCGAAGGACGACATCAGCGATTTGCGGGATTTCCTGAGCGGGTTGCCCGGCGTGTCTAATGCCGCGGCAACGGGCTTCCTCCAATTTGCGGCCGCCAATGGTGAGGTCACGAAGGGGCTTGCCAGTCAAACCGGACAACTCCTGCCCGCTTTCATAAAGGCTTATGGCGATAAAGGGCCTGAGGCTGTTGAAAAGCTCACGAAATCGCTTGCTACTTTGAGCGTTGAGGGATTTCGGAAGCTCGATACCGATTTGCTGAATTTGACGCCGCAGCAATATCAGATGATCGAAAATCTGATCAAAACCGGCGATACGGCGAAGGCTGTTTCGGCCATCCTCGAACAACTCTCCAAGCAAAGCGACACCTACGTCAAATCGACCGGCGATCGTATTTACGACATAGAGCAGCAGATTGCCGCTCTGAAAGATCGTCTCGGCAAACTCATGACGCCGGAAGCGCTCGCGCGATATCCTGAACTGGTCGAGCTGGAAAGGAAGCTGAACGATCTTAAAAACATCCAGGCAAAGGAAGGCCAGGAACGTAGTGACGCGACCTACAAGAATGCGCTCAAAGATGCGGAGCGGCTTAACGAAAGTCTGGATCAACAGGGCCAAATTCTTCAGCAGATCGGTCGCTATCAAGATCATTTGAATGAGGCCCGCCGGAATGGAGATACGCAGGGTGTCGCGACATTCACGGCTGCTATTTCCAACGAGCAGCAGAAGCTGGCCGAGCTTCAAACGTCCTCGAACGAGAAGCTCTATCGCGACTTCCTCACGAAAGAGAATGCCAAAGCTGATGCTTTCAAGCGGGGATCGTCTGAACGCATCTCTATTCTGCAAGGAGAGGTGCAGCGGGCTGCGCAACTGTTTGGTACGGAATCAACTCAATACCAACAGGCATTGGGGCGGCTGAATGCGGAGAAACGAGCTTCGTCAGATCAGGTAATTCGTGACGATCAGAGGACCAATGCTGAGTTTATAGCGAGCCTTGACGAGACCGTTCGGCAGATCAATCAGATCAGGAACCAGGATACCGAACGAGAATTGCGCGCCTCACAGGCACGCATCTCTGCCGAACGCAATACGCTCGATGCGCAGGTTGCGCTCGGGCAGATTAGTGCGGCCGAGAGATATGCAATCATGGCTGGATTGCTAAACAATGAAGCCGACCTTCAGATCGCGAGCCTGGAGAGAGATAAAAAACTCGCTGGGGATGATTTGGCACGCCGGAATGCCGACGCCAACAAAATCCGAGAGATTTGGGAAAAGCTGAACAACGATCTTACGGTGCTCGGGCAGCAACGAACGAACGATACGATCCGTGAGAATCAAAGGCAGCTTGAGTCTTATCGTCAACTGACGCGGGCGCTTCTGTCGGCGGAATCGCAATTTGTCTCGAATGTTCTGCGTGGACGCATGTCGCTCGGACAATCTATTCTGCAATTGTCTGGCAATTTGATCGAAGAAGAATTGCAACACGACTTTCGGTATCTGACGGAGCGTCTTATCTATTCAGAAGCTGAGATCGCGGCGAATAGAGCGTTGGATCAAGGTGGGGTTTTGTTCCACGCGGAGACGGAATCTGCCAAAACGGCCGCAACTATCGCTGGCGCGACTGCGAGAGGTGCGGCCGAATCCGCAGCACAGAGTGAAGGCATGGCCGCATCGGTTGCATCTGGCTCCGCCCAGATCATGAATGACGCATCCAAGGCGGCGGCCGGGGCGTATCAGGCGGTCGTTGGTATTCCGGTTGTCGGTCCAATTCTGGCGCCGGTCGCGGCTGGTGTGGCATTCGCGGCCGTTGCGGCGTTCGACACGCTCACATCGGCCGAAGGCGGCGAATTGATGGTGCGGGAAGGCTTCTATCACCTCCATGACCGTGAGGCCGTAATGCCTGCCCAGATCGCGGAGCCGATGCGTCAGTTCTTCACCGAAGGTGGTCCCTCGGGCCAAGCCAGCGGCGGGCGCGGTGATGTGCACCTCCATTTCGGGAATGTCTTGGACGGGCCAAGCCTCGGTGCATGGCTCAACAAGAACCGCGGCCTGATCCAAAGAGCGGTTCGGACCGCATAGGTAATTGTCTAGCGTGGCTTGACACTGCGAAGAGTGTCAACTATATCTAGACAGTGATCAGGAACTATCGCAGCAAGGCGCTTAGGAAGTTTGCTCTCACCGGGAGCGCCAAAGGCTTAAGCGTTCAGAAGCCGATCAGGATTGCACAAATCCTGAAAGCTCTGGAAGCGGCGCCGAGGCCGGAAGCATTGGACCTGCCGGGTCTTCGCTTTCACAGGCTCAAAGGCAGTCCGGTACGGTATTCGGTCTGGGCCAGCGAAAATTGGAGGATCACATTCGGTTGGGAAGGCGTTGACGCCATAGACGTCGATCTGGAGGACTATCACTGATGGGCAAGAACATGACGATGGGACTTCCCCCCGTACATCCCGGAGAGTTTCTGCGCGATGTGGTGCTGCCTGATGTGAAGATGTCGAAGAAGGATGTGGCGGAGGCTTTGGGCATTTCGCGGGCGCTTCTCTATACGATCCTGGACGGCAAGTCTCCGGTCACCGCCTCCGTCGCGCTCCGGCTGGGCAAGTTCTTCGGCAACGGCCCAGAACTCTGGCTGAACATGCAGTCCAATTACGATATTGCGGTGATGGGCAAGCTGCTGGCGTCGCAACTGAAGGCCATCCCCACGGTCAAGGCCGCCTAAGAGCGGTTCTCTTTCAACATTCATAATCCATGCGGTCTCGCGGCTTTCGGGTCGCGGGCCGCGATGGCTGTTGCGCATGAGGCGGTCATGGCATTGCCGGTTTTTCCCACGCTGCCGGGGATCGGATACCCGATCACGCGCACGCCGGTGCACAAGACCGAGATCGAAGAGACCTATAGCGGGAAGGATACGGGCTTTCGGGTCTGGGCCTATCCGAGACAGCGCTATGAGCTGGTCGCGAACGTGCTGCGCATGGATGCGGTCCGGCTCGAATGGCAGCAGCTTATCGGGTTCTTCAATCGGGTAGGGGGGCGGGCCAATACCTGGCTGTTTGACGATGCCAAGGATGATCTGGTTTCGGATCAGGCCTTCGGCGCCGGCGACGGATCGACCAAGAGTTTTCAGCTCGTTCGGTCCCTCGGCGGTTTCACCCAGCCCGTGTTCGCACCCAACGTGATCGTCAACATCAAGATCAATGGCACCGCCACAGCGGCTTACACCGTGGGGAATGGCGGGATCATCACGTTCACCACGGCGCCTGCCAATGGAGCCGCCTTGACCTGGAGCGGCAGCTATTACTGGATTTGCCGTTTCGACGATGACGAACTGCCGCTTCAGCAGTTCATGGCCGATCTGCATGCCGCCGAGAGCATCAAATTCACCACGGTGAAAGTATGAAATCGGTCTCCTCCGATCTCAAAACGCTGATCGAAGGCGATCAGTTCGTCACCTGTTACCGCTATACCCTCTCACTCCCGAGCGGGCCGGTAGTGAGATTGTCGGATGGCGATCTGGACGTGACGGACGGGACCAATATCTATTCGTCAAAGGGTCCGCTTCTATCCCGGATTGATGGCACCTCGGTCTCGCACCAAGCCCTCGGTCTCGATCCCGATACATGGCAGGCGGTGATCACCCCGCGTGCCACCGATCCGCTGACAGGTGCTGCCAATCCCGACACGTTGGGAGGACAGCCCTGGATCGACGCGGCGCGGGCCGGCGCGCTGGATGGTGCCAGTATCCTCGTAGAGGAATGCTATTTCGCGGCGTGGCCCACCGATACGTTTCCGCTCTCCATTGCGCCGGTGGGGACCATCGTCGATTTCAAGGGCTTCATTCAGAACGTCGATACCGGCAATACCCAAATCGCCCTCACAGCCCAGGATATTCGCTCCAAGCTGCAGAACGATTTCCCCCGTCGTACCTATCAGTCAGGCTGTGATTACGTCCTCTACGGTCCGCAATGCACGCTCAACGCTGCCACGTTCCGCAAGACCGGTACGGTGGGCGCGGGCTCTACGCAGGGCACCATTCTCGTCTCTGTGGCGACACCGGGAGGCTCCGGGACCTTTGCTCTCGGTTATCTCGAAATGACGAGCGGGGCCAATGCCGGGTTCAAGCGGTTCATTCGCGATTGGTCGGCTGGGACCTTCACGCTCATGACGCCCTTTGCCTATCCGGTGAACACGGGTGACACCTTCAACTGCTATCCCGGTTGCAATCTGACCAAGGCGCACTGCACCGCCTTCGGCAACCTCGCGAACTATCCCGGCCAGCCCTATCTCCCCGCGGCCGAAACAGCGATCTGATCATCATGACGGACGAGGAACGCGCCCTGCGGCTCGCGGCCGTTCGGGAAGCACAATCATGGATCGGCACGCGCTACCACGACAGCGCCTGCATCAAGATCCGGCGTGGCGAAGATGGCACCATCATCGAGCCGGGTGGGGTCGATTGCGCCCAGATCGTTTATGCCGTCTATCGCGCGATCGACGCGATCCCGGAATTTGAAATCCCGCAGCATTCCCCGCAATGGATGCTGCACAGGTCCGAAGAAATCTATCTCAATCACGCGCTCAAATACGCCCGTCCCACGGATAAACCCGAGATGGGCGACCTGGTGCTCTACAAGTTCGGCCGCCTCTTTTCGCATGGCGCGATCATCGACGAAGATGGCTGGCCCAACATCATCCACGCCCATCAACAAGCCGGTATCGTGATGCGCAGCTTTGGCGATCAAGGCGCGCTGGCCGGCCGCGAGATGCGCTTCTTCACGCTCTGGCCCTGATCTTTCATGTCCATTTTGTTCGGTTCACCCGGCGCGCAGAAAGGTCCTGCGCCCGAGACGAAACTGCGCATCCAAAGCTCTATCGCGGGGATTTCCCGCGCGGTGGGCTGGGGCCAGGGCCGCACTGCGGGCAATCTGATCTGGTATCAGGACTTCCAGAAGCACACCCAGAAGCAGGGCGGTAAGGGCGGTGCGCTTTCCGGCGGAAAAGGGGGAGGGACAACCACCACCTATTCGGCTTCGCTCGAAATGGGCCTTTGCGAAGGGCCGATCAGCGCGGTATCCGGCGTCTGGAACAACAAGACCAAGCAAGCCCTGGGTTCGCTGGGTTTCACGCTGTTCAATGGCTCCTACAGCCAGAATGCGTGGAGCTACGTCTCCACGAAGTATCCTTCGGAGGCATTGAATTATCGCGGGCTGGCCTATGTCGCGGCGGAAAACTTCGCGCTGGGCCAAAGCGCAGAGCTTCCAAATCTCACCTTCGAGATACGGTTTGCGATCAACACCGCGATCCCGACGCTCCCCGACGCTGATCCGAAGGATATTTTCTACGATACCGCCACCAATGCCAATTATGGCATGGGGCTTTCCGCAGGTGATTTCGGGGACCTCAGCACAGCCTCGCTCTACTGCCGTGCGGCGGGGCTGGTGTTCTCGCCGGTCCAGACCAGTGCCCAGTCTGCGTCTTCCTTCCTTGGCGATATCCTGAACGCCGCCAACTGCGAAACCTTCATGTCGCAGGGCAAGATTCAGATGGCGAGCTACGGCGACGCCGATCTGAACGCCAATGGCTATACCTATACCGCGCCTTCAGCACCGCTCTACGACCTGACCGAAGACGATTTCTGCCCGTTGCAGGAAAATGGCTCGCTCCCATCAGGCGCCTCTGTGTCGGTTCAAGGCCCGGTCCATCACGTCCGCATCAACCCGCAGTCGATCAAGAACGTCATTCCTGTCGGGTATCTGGATCGGAGCCAGGATTACAACCCGGATTCCTATTCCGCGATTGATCTGGCTTCGGTCGCGGTTCTCGGCCAGCAGCGCGCTTCCAAGCTCGATTGGAGCTTCATCTGCGATCGTACCGTCGCCACCACGGTCGCCCACCTCCAATTGGGCCGGCAGGGCGTGCGCAATTGGTACGCCTTCACCATCAAACGGAAATTCCGTCTGCTCGATCCCATGGACGTGGTGACCATCACGGTCCCGAACACCACGCTTTACCGCCAATGGGTTCGCATCCGGGAGATCAGCCGAAACAGCGATGGCACATTGTCCGTCATTGCGGAGGAATATCTCCGCGGCACGGGTCACGCCCCGGTTTATGGCAGCGAGGCTCCGGCCGGGCCAAAGCCGAATTACGACGTTGCTCCGCCGGATACCACCACGCCTGTGGTGTTTCAGATGCCATCGGCGCTGGCTCAAGGGCTTGCCATTGGTGTCGCGGCGGGCGGAACGGCGGGCTGGGGCGGCGGCAATGTCTGGCTTTCTGCCGATAATGCCGAATATATCCTCGTCGGCAAATTCGATCAGCCGTGCCGGCAAGGTGTGCTCACCGCATCGCTAGCTGCGGGCAGCGATCCCGACACGACAAATACCCTGTCGGTCGATCTCGCCATTACTGAGGGCACGCTCAGCACGGGCACCCAAGCCGACGCCGACAATCGCCGCACGCTGTGCCTGGTCGATGGGGAGTTCATCTCTTACGAGACCGCAACGCTGGTTTCGGGCAACAAATACAATCTGACCTATCTCCGCCGTGGCCTCTACAATACGGCCAAGTCCTCCCACGCAGCGGGCAAGCCATTTGTCTATCTGGGCCCGGCGGGCGGCGATGTGGCGTCAAACATTGTCGTCATCCCCTACAGCGCGGATCAGGTCGGCAAGACCGTTTATCTGAAAATCACGGGTCTCAATTATTGGGATGGCGGCGAACCGTCCCTGGCCAGCGTTGCCGCCTACGGCTTCACGATCCCTTCGCCCACAGGGCCGGAAATCCTGCCGATCACTTCGGTGGTGACGAAACAGCGCGCGAATGATGATGGAAGCATTTCTTCGGGTGTACAGGTCAATATCCCTGTTCCCAGCGATCCCACGGTAACGGCCGCGGAGGTTCAGTGGCGGCTCACCAGCGATATCAGCAAGGTTGAGAGCCAGGTAATCGCCAATATCCTGTCGGGGACCTTCGATATCTTCGGGCTCCCCGGCGGATCAAATCTCGAGGTTTCCTATCGCTATCTCGGCCAGTACGCGAACAGCGCATGGAGCCCGTGGGAAGCTTTCGTATCACTGGAAGCGGCCATCGCGGACGCGGCTGTCACGATTGCCAAATTTGCGCAAGGTATTACGCCTGCAGAAATCGTTGAGATGCTTCCAACTACAGGAAATTTCACCGGACGCCTTGCGTTTCTCGAAAACGATGGAACTGGCAAGCTCTATCAATACAAGGACGGCGATTGGTCAAAGGATGTTGACGGCGCTGATCTGATTGAGGGCAGCGTCGTCTTCGGCAAAGTCGCTGCTGCTGCGATTGGTACAGATCAATTGCGAGCGAATGCCGTAACGGCTTCCAAGATGTTCATCGGTGACACGAGCAATATGCTGCTCAACACCGATTTTTCTGACGCGGACTATTGGAGCCAAGATCTTGCCGGAGTTCTTTCTCGGGATACGACGTCCGCCGAACTTGCAACGCTCAAAGCAACAGCGGCTCTTCGTACCGCCGTAGGCAACGGCACGCTGTCACAGGACGGAGGATCGTATTTCGCTTCGGTGTCCATCGAGCCTGGCGGCAAATCATATCGGTTTCATTTGGATGTCTGGCAATCGGCTGGTTATACCGGCGTGTTCGATATCGGACTGTATTATTATGATCAGGCCGGATCGCTTGTTGGATTTGACTTTATCAGCAACGGCAACGATTTTCGTTCGACGGCAAACGCTGCCGATCTGCTGACCACAATTGACGCAATACGAACGGTGCCCGCCACCGCGGTCAAGATTACGTTCCGTGTATTTGCTGACTGGTCCACAACGCTCAACAACGCTGGTTATGCTCTTGGAGCCAATCCTCGCGTCAACCGTGCCATCAGTGGCGAACTTGTCGTAGACGGCTCCATCACCGCACAACATTTGAATGTCGCGACGCTATCCGCGATCAGCGCGAACATCGGTCTGGTCACTGCAGGTATAATTCAAAGCTCGGACGGAAAGACCGTCTTCGACCTCACCAATTCCCGCATCACGTTCGACAATGGCACCTATATGCGGGTGCAGGGCGTAGGCTTTGGATCGAGCAACCAATTCATTGATTGGTTCGGGCCGCATCTCTCATCGGTGAATAGCTGCAATGAGAGCAATGCGAAATATTATCTGCGCACGGATGGCAATGCTTATTTCGGTGGCTCGCTTTTGGCAGGCACGCTGACGAACGGGATCAGTGTCAGCGATCTTTCCGACAATCCAACGGCAGAGACAGCCGTCTTCGGCTCAAACGGTGGCACCATCGTTGTAAACGCCGGTTTCAGCCGGAACTACGCCTATCAGTCACTCTCGAACACGGCTGGTTCCAATTCGAGCGGTTCGCTCACTGGCGCTTCTGTCATTCTTTACCGCAGCATCAATGGCGGTGCTTACGCATCTGTCGCAACCGCGAACATCACTGGCAGTTATGGGCTTGTTGTGACGGATCAGGGCGTCGGAGCAAATCCGCGCTATCGCTACAATTATTCGTCCGTTGCGGGTGCGTCGTTGACCTACACCGATCCAACCAACAACACGCAAAGTCGGCAATACAAGCTCGTCGTTTCAGGCGGTGGCGTAGGTCATACCTATCAATGGAATCTCGCCCCGCCCACACAGCTTACTCAAATCACATCCGTCAGTTGCGTCGAACAATAGGCGCGAAAGGAAATCGTCATGCCGAAAGCGACCGAACAGAAACCCACAGTCGAAGTGCTGGAAGTGGCTGGCGCGAACCAAGTGGACGTGCAGGACCTTCAGAACAAGGTCGCGATCTATGAGCGCGATTTCCCGCGTCTCAATCAGACGATTTCCGAACTGCGCGGCGGCAACCAACGCCTTCAGGACACCGTGGCTGTCATGGGCAAGCGGATTACGACGTTGTTGAACGAATCGCTCGCAAACGAAGCAACGATCTTAAGCCTCACCCGGCAGATCGAGTTGCTTTCCCGGCAGTCCAGCGAGCGTCTGAACTGATGATCCCGCGCAGCGTCCGCAACCATAATCCCGGCAATATCCGCATCGGTAGTCCTTGGCAGGGCCTTGTCCCATCTGACCGGATGACACCGGAACAGCGGGCCGAGACAGCCTTTTGCGTCTTCTCTGCACCGGAATATGGCTTCAGGGCCATGACGATCCTGTTGCGGAATTATGGCCTGCTGTACCGGCTCAACACAGTGCGCGCGATTATCCGGCGCTGGGCACCGCGCGAAGAAAACGACACCGAATCCTACATCAGATCGGTGGCCGAGCGGATGCACGTCGCGCCGGACGAACCGTTGCGGCTCAACGACCGCGCCACCATGTTCGCCCTGATCAAAGCCATCACGATCCACGAAACCGGCTCATGGGAGCCTTGGTGGCGTGACGAAGACCTGACGAAGGGATTGGACCTCGCAGGCATTTAGGAGAGCACGGATGTCCATGCAGACAATTCAAAAGGGTTGGACCTTTTTCCATCGCTTTACCTGGGCCGTGTTCGCGGCTGGCGGCGTCATTGGCTTCGCCCTTGGCGCGTACATCTTTGGAGGTTGATATGACCATTGGAAAAGAACCTCGTTATCCCGATGACAAGCCCGGCGCACCTGGCAGCGGTGGTGTACCGATCCCCGACAATTCGGCGCCCTGGTACACCACCGGGCCGTTCATCGCGGGCGTGTTTATCGCGGTCGTGATCGCGGTTGTCCTGCTGATTTCCTGAGGCACCCCATGAAGCTGGTGGATGAGGCCAAGAGCGCGTGGCGCTGGTTTTCGATGCAGGCCATGGCACTGGTCGTCGTTGTGCAAGCCGCGTGGGCGGGCATTCCTGACGATCTGAAACAGCACTTTCCAACCTGGATGGTGACGGCGCTCTCCATCGGCCTTCTGGTTTTCGGCATCGGTGGACGGCTGGTCCGGCAGGACAAGAAGACGAAAGACCCCAATGGCTGAAATCTGGGCCCTGATCACGTCCAAACTGGCGGGACCGCTGGCGCTTGCCGGATGTGCCGTGCTGGCGGTCATGCTGGCGATCAAATGGGGCGAGGCGGACAGTCTTCGCAACCGCATCGAAAACAAGGATACCGGTTACATCACCCAGATCGCGGAGGCGCGTGCGGGCGGCGCGGTATGCCGGGCCGAACTCGCGGCACAGAACGCGGCGATCGATGCACAGGCAGCGGCCAAAATGGCCAAAATGGCCGAAGCCGCCAAGGCCATAGACGAAGGCCTGAAACGCCTTTCCGGCCTGACTGACAAGGCCAGCGTTATTCTGAAAGCGCCGGTCTCCGCTGATCTCTGCGCGTCTGCGGACCAATTTCTGATCGCAGGGGCCAAGCCATGAGGATCGCATATATCGCGGCAGGCCTGATCCTGCTGGCCGTGTTGCTGGCTGGCTGCGCCGGTACGCCGAGGCCGGCCGATCCGATCATCGTCAAGCAACCCGTGCCGGTCTCCTGCATCAAGCAAAAACCGGTGCGGCCGCAATTCCCGGATACGGATCAGGCCATCCTCAAAGCCCCAAATATCGCCGAACGCGCCCGTCTTTATTCGGCGGGGCGGCTGATGCGCATCGGGTACATCGACGTTCTGGAGGCCGCTATCGCGGCGTGTGAGTAGCACAGGAAAGGCTGGGGCGGTGTCGAACGAGGGTGCAAAGATGCGGATTTCCTATTCGCCCACGGTCACCTTGGGCAATCTTCTGATCGCGTTCCCGGCGCTGCTGGCGGTACTGGGCCTCGCCTATCAGTTGGGCATCGGCCAAAGCAAGCTTGACGATCTGGTCTCGGCCAAGCTTCCCGCCCGCATGGCTGTGGTGGAGCAAAAAGCGGCGGCCAACGACATCGCCATCAAATCCACCCAGCAAGACATCATCGCCCGGCTCAATCGCATCGAAGACAAGGTTGACCGGATGCAGCAAGAGCATCGCTGAAAGGCAAATCCATGAACTCCGACAATCTGAAATCGCTCGCCAAGACGGCGTGCGATAGCCTCCTTGCATTCTTTCTCGCGCTGATCGACGCCGTGGCGGACGACGACGCGCCACCGGTGGTGACCGATCCGCCGCAGCCACCGGCCGACGACGCCCCCAACGATCCGAACGGTGATCAGCCATCGGATAGCCCGCCGCCGCAGGATCAGGGCAGCGCCGATGCCGATGCTCCACCGGCCGATGCCGATGCGCCGCCGGCGGAAGCCGAAGGACAGGGCGATGCACCGGTCGATCTGGGCACCTACACCATCGTCCGCGTCACCGATCCGGCGCCGGAGAAAGACGGCTCGAACGCCAAGGTGATCACGGTCCCGGATGCATATTCGGTGATCGCCTGCTGGCCGATGAACAATCCGACACTGACAGAAATCGACGCAGACCACATGCGATATGCCGATGGTCACGCCACCGGCCAGAGCTTTGTCTTTGCCAAGTCCACCACCGTTTTCATGGGCAAGGGGCAGGTCTATCCGCCGTTGCCCGCCGGAAGCACCTCCACACCGCCGCAGACAGGCACAGGCGGCACGACACAGCCGCCAGCCCCGCCTGCGCCCGTCGAGCCCTCGCCGATGCCGCCGGTCGCCACCGGGCCCGCTGAACCGGGCACGCCCAAAGACCCCGCCAAGCTCAAAGCCGTGATCACGTTCAAAGACGCGACCCAGATCACCTTTCTGGGCTCGGATGCGAAAGACCTTGGGGACTTTGTGGTTCCGGCTTATGGCATCAATCAGCGCAATCTTTCGGTGACCAGCGCTGACGGTCTCTGGAACGTGTCTTTCCGGCCGGACCGGGACAATGCGCGTGTTGAGGCGGTGGTGCTATACGGCGACAAGGACAATCCGAACCCCGCCACCTTCGACCAGCCGTACACATTCGACCTCTACTATGACGGCGTGCAAATCGCCCACGTCGATGTGGCAAAGCACTTCTGGCTCGCGCGCTGGCGGTGGAAGTCATCTCCCCGTCCCCGCATGCGCACACCGGCGCAGATCGTCGCCGCGAAGCTCTCGCCCGCCTACACTCAGTCGCCGGTCACGTCCGGCCGTCTGCCTGGCGCCGTTGTGCCTTATGTGCCGATGGACAATTCCACCATCACCACCTTCATGGGACAGACTGGCGAGCGCGCGGACATCGGCCTCAACCCAGAACATGCCGCTTGCTACATGGCGACGGAAGACGCCACTGCCTACAATTCCATGATGGAGTGGGCAGAGGCGTCGGCAACCGGCCCGTGGCACCTGAACGATACGGACGGCACGATCTTCAATTTCGATCTTCACAAGACGGCCAATCTCTACAGTTCAGCCAGTTCGGTGCCGCCGCTCTATGTCAGTAAAATCGACACGAAATATCCCCGCGATTTCTTGCGGCCCGACGATGCGCACCATCCCTGCCTGTCCTATATCCCGTTCCTTTCCACCGGCGATCCGTTCCACGCAGAGGAACTGCAATACCAGATCAATTTCTACCTGGGCGGCGAGCACTATGACGGCTCCGCGCTCGATCCCGCGCGCAAGGCAGCAGGCGGAAAGCTGTTCGTTTTTGATGGTGCGCAGACTCGCGGCTATGCGTGGATGGGACGCTCCGTGCTGTTCAGCTACCTCGCGTCCGGCCTGATCTCGTCGCCAGTTCTGTTGCCGAAAGCCTTCTGGAAAAAGGTTCTCGACGCAAACCTGAAATACTGCATGGACAATTTCGTCAACGGCACCACGGCGAAGGAAACGGTATTCGGCAGTGGCACGTCGAAAACCGCGATGGGCTGGTGGCAAGAGGATTACCTCTGCGGCGTTCTGGGCGTGATCGTGCACGTCGCCGGGCTCGCCGAATGGCAACCGGTGTTGGATTGGAAGCTCAAATCCAACGATGGCCGCCTGAGCTCCGCCTATGGCGGCGGGCTCAACCCGCAAGTGTACTACGCGCAATATGTCAAGCAGACGGTAGACGATCCCGATGTTGTGATCCTGCCAATGAGCGAGCGCGGTGCGCAGTATCCCAATCTCGGCACATGGCGCCTGCGATTCACCGATCCGAACACCTTCGAGATCACCGATCCTGCGGGCAAGGTGCGCGGCACATGGCCGGTGGGCGACAAGGCCGTGGAGATTGGCAATGTGCCCGCTTTCAAAATCGTCGTGCCGCACGAGGTGGGCAAGATCATCAACTGGACCTTTTCCGCGATTGAGACATGGGAAGATTTGTGGACCGTCAATTCCGGGATGGGGATTGTGCGGACCAGCACGGACGGCAAGATGGTGGTGCAGAGCAACGAATATGCGGGCTCGCTCCGCGCTGCACTCGCTGCCGCCAAAAGTCCGCTGCTGGCTGATTACGACGCCAAGCTATTGGATGCGGCGGGCGCTGTTATTCCATGGCGCGACAGCTTGGCGGCGTGACGGCGATGCGCTTATCAGAACTCAAACCCGTCTGGCTGGAACGGGACGGCAGGCGCATCGGCTTCACATTCCTGTGCCCGTGCTGCCTCAAAAATCGGCTGACGTGCTTTGCAGAGCCGACGCCTTTTCGCGACCAGGTCAAAATCATGCACGCGGCGCTGTGCAGCACGCCGGAAGATGAGGACGACTGGCCGATAGATTGGGTGCCATCAAAGGCGACATTCGGATGGACGCTCAGCAATCTCGACAATTTCGAGACCATGACGGTCAAGCCTTCGATCGATGCCAGCGCATCAGGCAATTGGCATGGCTGGATCACGGACGGAGAGGTGAAATGACCGAAGCACAGATCAAACATATGGCCGGCCGCTTCTTGGGTTGGCGGTTGCCCGAAAACTTTAACCCCGATTGTGGCATTAGCTTCAGGCGGACGCACAGTGAACAAGGTCCTTGGGGTCCGCAAAAATATGAGCCAGTTGGCACCAACCTGTTCGATGCAACGCAGGCCGATGCCATGGTGCGTTATATGATCGAGGGTCTGCCGGAAGCGTGATATACTGAATTGCTGCGGCGGCGATGTGTGCCCCGACTGGCCGGCAGAGTAGGCCGGTGGCAGCGGAAACGGTTTCCGTGAAACGGAGGGGAAAGCAAGCTGCACGGGATTGACCCCGGCCACGCTGTCCGTAAGGCGGCGTAATAGCTCATCGGCACGTAGGTTCACGACAGCCTGTAAAGGCATCGGTTCTTTGGTGTTCGATACAAGAGACCACACAACGCGGGAATGGCGTCCCGCCCGCATCAAAGCCCGCAGTAATCAAACACAGAGACCCGCTCACCTCACGGTGGGCGGGTTTTCTGCGTTCTGAAGCATGCAACAAATCCTTATTCCATCGTGTCAAGAAAAAGTTTTCCGGCAAAATTCCGTAAGTGGATCAATGCATGAAACATCGATATGCCAGGCTTTTCTGAAAATCGAGAAAATCGATTTGCTACAATGCACCAGCAACGTCCGGATTGGTTCGGCGTTGCGAAATGCTCTTTGAAATGTGGGAGATCGATATGGCGATATACACGCGCATGGGGATGCCTGTGCAAATTGTAGCCGCAGAGATGCGGGTGCGGTGGTCAATTCGTAAGCCGGGCAAGGTAGAGGTGTTCGACAAGCATCCGACACCAAAGCAGATCGGGAAGGGTGAAGTCGAACAGTTCGCGATCTGGTGGATCAAGGCAAAATGCCTCGGACCCTATCCAGATGGAAGTTTCGGGACCGCTAAAATAGGACAACTGATTGCAGGCCATGACGCTCGCGGCTTCCGTGACGAAAACGAATTCCGCGCTGATGGTGGCATTCGCGAGATTCACGAAGTGTGCCGCAAGGAACAGCTCGCGTTCGCTGAGTAGAAAGTGACCTCGCTGGCTTCGGCTGGCGAGGTTTTCTGCTATATGACGTCATGCCTTCTCTGACCGTTCTGGCCGCCGCCGCTTTCCTCTGCCTCAATCCAACCCACCATGACGGAGACGCGATCCGTTGTGGCGATCATGGCCGATCTATGAGGCTCTATGGGATCGACGCACCGGAGATGCCTGGCGCGTGCCGCAAGGGCAGGGTGTGCACGCCCGGCGACCCATATGCCGCCAGAGATCATCTGATCGGCCTGACGCGCGGGCGGCGCGTGACGTGCGTGCAGGTGGGCCACGATCGCTATCGCCGCAAGATCGTCAGGTGCGAAGCCGATGGCATCGACCTGTCATGCTCCATGGTGCGCGATGGATTTGCGGTGCGGAGATATGGGAAACTGAAGTGCAAGCAATAAGCCGTCTCCCCCTTGAAGGGGAGCGCTTTGCTTGATTCATTTGGTGGGATTGATTCGACCGGGGACCAGCCGGACGGATCGCGCGTACATTTGAGGCGTGACAAGCCAGTTCTGTAGCGAATCAGAAGCTACACGAACGGAGGTGAGTTGTCATGCGCGCGCTGACGTTGATCCGGCTACTTCGGCCCGTCCTGCCCGGAATCCGGCTTCAATCTCACCTTACCGAATGTGCGCTCTATGAGCTCGTGGACAGAGGGTTCAACCCTTGGCTCTCTCCTCTGCGAAAGAGGCACGTTCTCGGGCTCATCCCGCTCGACCACGGCTCCGGTCCGGCGAAATTCATTCATCCAAGTGCTGAACGGATCAACTGACTTGTTCTTGCAGGCCAATTCGCCGTTCAGGCCGACAATCCACCAGTTGGAGAACGCCTCCATGACCTTTCGCCACCGAACGGCTTGAATGTCGGCGATCGCCACGTGGGGAACGAGGAAGCCGAGAAAATGTTCTTCGGCAAGTACGCGGCGGCTCCCCGGCGGAAGAATAGCGACGAGGGCTTCAATTTCCCTCTCAAGAGCTTCGGCCATGTATGGCAATCTGACGAGAACCAAATGTGCGCGCATCGAATCACTCCTTGGATGCGCAATTATACAAACCTCATGATCCGCAAGACGCCGAAACACGATTCGTTCATGCATAGATTGTCCTGTTATCTCGAAGATTTCTTCGCCTCGCGCGCGATCTTCCAGGTCACGCCTTCCATCGTGCGCAGGCAGGCTTTGGCCTGATCCGGCGTGGCCGGAGTTTCGCCCAGCCATGCCGCCCAGTCGGCATCTTCCAGAATGGCCGGCATCCGCGGGTCGTCTTGGTTGGCCATGATGGTGCGTCGGATCATGTCGCTGGTCGGGACGGTGACCATGCAGCACGCAAGCATCGGCTGGGGCAGGTCAGGGATTTCAAACCGGCGCCAGATGAACGCAAAGCCGCGAGGGATGCCGTCGCCCGGATCGATGGTCCATTGGATCGTTTTTGGCTTGCCGCCCGAGGTCAGCGTTTCTTCGCCCTCGTTGAACGTCTTGAAGACGACAATCCCGCGCTGGCCATCGCGGAAGGCATCAGCGAATGCCCGTGTTGTATCGATACCTTCTGAGCGCGCGTGGATCGGCTGCGGCCGGCGCCAATCTTTGGGGCTCGGGAAGCCCCATCGCATCGGAACGATCTTGCGCTGCTTGGTCTCCGCGTCCCACACGATGACGGGGAGCATTTTGGCGACGCCATAGGTGATTTCTTCGTCATTGCTGCCGTCGCCGCCGTCCTTGCGTTCGGGCGCGACCAGCGGCTGGGAAAACGCGACGACCTCGCTCCATGAATACATGGCCGTAAATTTCCCGCACATCACCCAGCCTCGTTCATTTTGGGGTCGTTCAGCCATTCTTCTGGAAATGCGAATTCGTCGCGCATTGCGGCCGTGATCCGGCCGGGCGGATAATTCCAAGGCCAATGTCTCTTGCGGCGGCCCTGCGCATTTCGGATCGGGTTATCGACGGGGAATGCCTCGATCACCATCAGCTTGTGATCGAGGTTCGGACAGTAGAGAAGCGCACCCCTTTTGCCGCATGCGGTGCATCGGAAGTTCGTTTCCATGAGCGGGCCAGGGTCATCGACACCCCATCGAATCATCCACGGAACCAGCGGAGTGGCTTGCGTCCGGCCGCAACGATAATCCTTGCAGACCACCCATACCCAGCTCGTTCGGAACCGCGACGGCATCCCGTGCCCGTTCGTTCTCCTCTCCGTGAACAAGAGAAGAACAAACGTCCGGCAGAGTCCAGCCGCTAGATGTTGTGGCTCATGCCATTCTCAACATTTAGCACTGTATATAATAAGTGATTGAATCCACTCGGGCGGGTTTTGAGGACGATTGCTATAAGTCTTTGATCTGCAATCTGCGCCGCTGTCCTACCGTTAGACGATCCCCCAAAACTTCCATTCGGGTCAGGGGCGCCGGTTTAGCGAACCGGCCAGCCGCTTTCAAGCGCGGCCATAGGGTGTTCCGTGCCCGGCGGCACCCTGTGCTAGGGTTTTTCCGTGATTGACAAGGAAAATGGGCGCATGCGCGGCGAACCACCTGGGAATGCCCGCCCCGGAGGCCGGAAGAGGCGGCCCCGGAAGCGCGGCAAATCGCGCCCGCAATCGGGTTCGGGTACCGCCGCCCTGTCCCCCATCTCCACCCCTGGCGCCAGGCGGGCGGGCGCCCGCGCCGATACGCCCGTCTATGCCGCGGTCGATCTCGGCAGCAACAATTGCCGCCTGTTGATCGCGCGCCCGCGCAAGCACGGGCAGTTCCGCGTCATCGATTCCTTCTCGCGCATTGTCCGGCTGGGCGAAGGGGTGGCGGCCAGCGGTATGCTGTCCCCGGCCGCGATCGAGCGGACGGTGCGCGCCCTCAAAATCTGTGCGGCGCGGATCGCCGCGGCGAAAGCGACCCATGTGCAGGCCATCGCGACCGAGGCCTGCCGCAGGGCCGGCAATGCCGATCTGTTGCGCGCCCGTGTCCTGGCGGAGACGGGGCTTTCGCTTGAAATCGTTTCGGTCGATGAGGAGGCGGCGCTGGCGGCAACGGGGTGTGCGCCCCTGATCGGCAAGCGTTATGGCGGGGCATTGGTGTTCGATATCGGCGGCGGCTCGACCGAGGTGATCTGGATTCGCCGCGAAAATGGCGTGTGCCATGTGCTTCACGCCGAATCCCTGCCGGTTGGGGTTGTGGGGCTGGCCGAACGCCGCGATGGCGCACGCGACCGTGCCTTCTTCGACACGGTTCTGGCCGAGATGACCGATCGTTTTGCAAAGGTGCGCGCGCGGCTCGAACAGGGGCGCACGTTCGCGGAAGAGGATCATCATCTGCTTGGCACGTCGGGCACGGTCACCACGCTGGCGGGCATTGCGCTGGGGTTGCCGCGTTACATCCGGTCGCGG